TTTGGATCGACGAAACTGTTAACATGTTGGATTCTTTCTTTGATTCCGCCTTGTCTCGTAATGGATGCGAAAATTCTGTCGATGTCTTTTCTTGATTGACTGTCGGGATCTCCCCACGCCTCGTTAGGGTTGAGTTTGGGGATAGGGATCGACATACTGAATCTCTCACCCTCTTCAAGTGCTTCACCCTCGTTGAGCATCGTAGCTCCATGGAGCACCTTACTGACTTCCTCTATCATTTGTTCTAATTCAGTGAGCGGCGAAATTGTTTCGTCTTTCTCCCTCACTTCAATAAACATATCTTTAATATAATCTGACACCTGTATACTCCTTAAATAATTATGTCTGCGATTCCCAGTTCGACCGCTTCTTCTGCCGACAGGTATACGTTAACCTTACGCTCAAGAAGTTTCTTCAGGTCTTTTTTGCTCATGTTGGTCTCGGCGCACAATGCGTTTATGTAGTCTTTTTGTATCTGTTGCATTGCTTCCATCTCGTTTGCAAGATTCGGCAGAGAACCATGGCTGCCTCCGATAACCGAGTGGATCATCACTCGACAATACTTTCCAATTTTGCGCTTGCCTTTCGTACCAGCAGCCAAAATCAATACGCCAGCAGACATTACTTTGCCCATACCTACGGTGTGTACCTCAGTGTTCTCTCTAACTTGACGCATAACATCGTAGAGTGCGAACATATCATCAGCGGATCCGCCATAGGTGCAGATGTAAAATTCAACTGCCTTGTTTTCTTTTCTAACTCTGTTAAGTTCATCAAGATACAACAGGGCGTGTACTAATTCCGCTACTTTCTCGTCGGTCACGTCACTAAAGAGGCCCATAAGTCTGAGATCTGGCTCTTTGCTTTGTCCACCAAGTATTTGGTTTACTAATTCTTCCTGCTCTTCGAGCGAAAGTGTGATAGGAGCTTCTTGCTTGCTTGGTTCCTTGGCTAAAGAATCGACCAGCTTTTTTATTTTATCAATCATGGTTGTGTTTCCAAAAGTTAAATGCTTCTTCCTTCTTTTCTTCAAGAAAGTTTAATGAGGACTCCCAGTCATCAAACGCTAAACTCTCTCTGTAAAATTTAGGGTGCATATTAATTAGATAATTTATTGAATTATTCTTTAAAATAGATATTTGCTCATCAATCTTTTGTTGTAATTCATCGTGAGTCTCGTTGTGTTCATCGACTGCAGCCTGCTTAATTTCACTTAAGCGCTCGACTGCGCTGCGCATGCAAGATAAATAAATTATCTGCGAGTACGTGATCAGCGACAAACTAATTCGTGACGCCCTAAAGAAATAAAATGTTCTACAGGTCAAATGTCCAAACAAAAACACAAGTAAATAAAGCCACCAAGGTCCCACAGATTCTCCAAAAAAAATAACCACACTGGGTGGTTATTTAATTATAATATAAGTTATATGGTTTGTCAATTACTTAGAGGTAATTTTGCTCAAAATCTTTTGTGCAAGTTCTTCAACCATGTTCTCTTTTTGGCTTTTCTCTTGAAGTCGAGCAGCTACACGGCGGGCGACTTCGTTAACGATAGCGTCCTCATCCAAAGACTCATCTTCGTCGTCGGCCTCCATCATAGGCTCTTCATCATCGGCGCCCATATCCATATCGTCGCCGGCGGCGTCCATATCCATAGCGTCGTCGTCGCCCATATCATCAGCAGCTTCTTCGTCGTCCATATCAACGTCGACTTCGTCATCGAGGACATCTTCAAGTGCGCGCTCAAGGGCACCCATGAAGTCCTCAACTGAAACCATCTGGCCAGCGGCAGGAGCGGCGTCCATATCCATTGCGTCGTCGCCCATATCGTCGGCGGCATCTTCCATATCGTCGGCTGCGTCTTCCATATCGTCGCCGGCGGCGTCCATATCCATGGCATCCATCTCGTCGTCTTCTTCACGCATATCGCGCGCTCCGAGAGGATCTTCGCCCTCATCATCGTGCATACCGGGGTGCATTCCGCCCTCTTCCATCTCTTCTTCATCGCGCTTGGCGTGGTACATTTCTACGACCTTGGCATCACCTACTGGGCCAATGTTTGCAAGTTTAAGAAACTGACGTACTTCAGCTTCAGTAAGTAAAGTTTTACGGGACATTTAAATTTCTCTCCTTAATTAATGAAATTAAATTCTAGTATAAATAGTGTTGTTTTCGTCATTAGGCCATATCTTTAAAAGAAAAAAGTTCTGAGTTTTTGATTTTCTTGAGTGCGCCGGACTCTATTTGTTTAACCCGAGCAAATGAAATCTTTAATCTGTCACCTATTTCTCTTAAAGTCATACGACCATTTTTATGAATTGATATTAGACTACAGTTGTATTCATCTTTGTAGTCTATAAAATGTTTGCAGTCTATTTTGGCACATCTCTTTTCAGTTCTGAGACAATCGCGACTACATTGTAATAACCCATCGCCTTTCATAAATTTGGGTGCTCCTCAGAAATCAAGTCAAAAATATCTTCCACTTGGTCCTCTGACAAGCCCAAATTCTGAACAATTGCCTTGCCGGCTGCTCGGGCTTTTGTGTTTCTCTGTTTCTTTTCTTTCGATAGGTTTCCGTTTTCAACTACATAACTCCTAATCCTATCATCATCTGACAAGTATCCAGAAATTATGGAGCGGAAAAACTTAGCCTGTGTCATTCCGTCATTTTTTAGTTTAAGCGATAATTGAGCATGCCTATGATCTGTGTCGGTAAAGATAATTCTTTTATTATTCTTTCCGTAACTGCTGTCTTCGGTCATGTCTCACCAGGCCCTGTTAAGGATATGTGTTTTGCTTTCTCCCAGCCCAGCGCTCGTCTGCGTCACAAACTCAGAACTTGCATGCAACTCTGGTATACTCCGGGCACCGCTGTAAGATAATCCGGAACGCAGGCCTCTTTCTAGGCTTTCTAGAATCTTTGTCACAGAGCCTCGATACGGAACACGAGCAGACACACCCTCGTGAGAAGAGTATTTCCCTCTCCAGCTAATCTGCGCCTCCTTGCTGGCCATTCCTCGATAAGTCTTCCAGCGTGTGCCGTCAGCCTCTTCAAAAACATTCCCCGGCGTCTCATCTGTGCCCGACAACATTGATCCGCACATAATACAGTCAGCACCAGCCGCAAGAGCTTTGACCATATCTCCAGAGTTTCTTATGCCGCCATCAGCGATAATCGTTACGTCGCGGTCTGTCTTGGCGCAGTCCAATACGGTTTGAAAGCCAGCGACACCATGACCGGTCTCAATTCTTGTTGAGCAGATAGATCCACCGCCAATATTACAGCGCACAGAGTCAGCACCCCAATCAGCAAGGTCATTAATACCCTCTAAGGTGGCGATGTTGCCGGCCATAATATGTAAATTGTCACCGAAAGCATTTCTAAGTGTGTGAATTGCATCCTTCATCAAAATGTGGTGCCCGTGAGCAACATCAACACACAAAAAGTCAACACCTAGAGCGTTCATAACGGCAGCTCGATTTATATAGTCATCAGTGACCCCGATGGCGGCCCCGATTACTATGTCTGTGTCGTGGTTGTCTAACGCGAGATTCTTCGCCATAGTGATAATGTCAGCTTGCTGCTGAATAGTATTATAGCGGTGAATGATTGCTGCCCCGCCGTACAACCCGACCGATACCGCCATGGCAGTTTCGGATATTGTGTCCATTGGTGACGCCAGAATCGGAACCCTTAGTGAAAGACCATTACCGAGGTTGACCTCTGTCGATACTTCGGAGCGCGAGCGAATATCCGAGTATTGTGGCACTAAAAGCACGTCGTCGTATGATAGTGATTTTTTCATAATGCTACCCTGTTCAAAAAGTTACAAATATCGCTCACGCGGTACCAAGTTTTGTCGTTTGGGGCGTCTGGCTCGGGCAAAAGATGCAGCTTTGGACGCCTGTCTGAGATATGTGTGTTCACTACAAAGATGGTTGGTACCCCTTTGAATCTTAGTTTCTCTTCCAGTTCAGGATAGTCATCAATGTTGTACGCAAAGAAGTGCAAATCTTCATACTCTTCCTTATTTGAAACATCTACAAAATATTCTCTTAGATTGTGACAAAGGTGACAATTGTTAGAGTAAAACTTTAACACAAATGTCGAATTTTCTTTGATGTCGCCGCGTAATACATTATCGAGTGCATCGCGCGAAATTCTAGTTACTGCCATTTAATACCTCCTTGGCTGTGTCCATACAATCAGGACAAAATAGTCTTACTACATCTTGTTTGACTACTACTGACCATGATTCTACCATTTCTTTATTCTTCTTGTCAAACTCTTTTTGACATATTCCACATAGTTCCGGCATCTTGCCAAACTGTGCTACTTGGTTGGCCATCTTTTCTGAA